TCTAAATCGAAATTGCTTTCAGGAGATTGTTTTTCGTTTGACATATTTGTCTCCATGTTATGGGATTCCTCCCGTCTTGGCTGCTCAACATTAACAGCGTCTGCTGATTCTGCTGGGTTAGCCTTGTAAAAAGTTTGCTTGTACTCATTGTACTGTTCCATACTATCAAATGACTTGCTTAAGCCAAAGGTTGCCCCTTGGTTGCAAGGAACTGATACTACAGAAACTTCAAAAAGCTCTGCGTCCTTTATTTTATATCCATCGGTTTCAGTCATATAATCAGCGTCCTTGACTTTGAAACCGACAGAAAAAGCTCCAAGGACACCGTCTTTAATAAGTTGTGTTACATCTCCAGCAGCTTTTGATATCTTTGCAGATATTTCTAAACCGTTGTCTGTAACTTTTAAATCTTTTGCACGACCAATTGGTTTGTCGTAGTTGTGATTGAACAGAATTATTGGATTGTTTTTAAAGTTCTCTAATCCACCTTTTGTCCATGCATCACTTTCAATAATATCTCCAGCTCTGTCAAGTCCGTTTGTACTTGCTGATCCTTTAATATCTATACCACCATCATCAGTTTCACCTAATGCTTTAAAAGTGCTTGTCCAATGATAAATTTTATTCGACATCTTTTTTCTCCACTTTCTTAGCAGGTGCTTTCTTAGCAGGTGCTTCTTTTACTTCTGGTGTGACTACTACGTCTACTGGGTATCTTTTTGAGACTACACTAAGTACTCTACTCCAAGAACCAAATGCTCTTCTTAATAAGTAATCTTTAACAGGAACATCATTCCCTTTTGCTTTATAAGTAGGTAAGCTCATTACGCCACCCTCTTTTTTAAAGTACTCAGAAAGAGACTTTACCATCATATCTTTTGTCATAATTATTCTTCCTCGCTTGGGGCAGCCTCTTCAGGTCTACCTCCTTGTTCCGGGTTTACAGCTGAGCCTGCTATATTTGCAGGTACTCTTGGCTCGTCAAATCCGGCTACAGGTTCTTTTCCTAATGCTTCTCTTGCTTCATTGGCACTTAATATGCCTGTATTCACTAAAGTAGCATAGTATGCTGCCTGGTCTCTCAATTCTGGTTGTAAAGCAGGAATNCCTGTTACATCTTCATTTAGTGAAAAACCAAAAAATCTTTCTAATGCATATCCCAGTTTCTTAACTACTGGTAGTACTGTCTCTAANTAGTACAATCTATGATTAGGTCTAATGTTTGCATTATTACCGCCATCTAATAAAATTGGTGGTATGCCCATTGCTTCTAAAATTATTCTTTCATTTGCTTTTATTGATTCTGCAAAGTCTAACTCTTTGAAGTTAACATCGGTTAATGGGTCTACTTCTAAACCTCCATCTAATATAAGTGGTCTTCTTCCGCCTGTATTAGGGTTGTACCTCATACTCCATGCTTGCATCATTCTTTCTTTTACTTTCTCAGAAAGAGTGTTAGGACTCTTAAGTACTAATCCTGGAACTGCTCCATTTTTGAAGAAGTTATCCTGGAAGTTTCTCATACTTGCAAGTAGTTGCATAGTTCTGTATGCTGGTTTTAGTCTTGGTACTCCTCTATAAATAGAGTTAAAACTGTTTTCTTTTATATGAATAATCTCGTTTGGACTATAATCTATTGAGTTATCATATGTAAACTTTTCTATATAAGTTTTATCGTCACTATAGATTGTGACTTTGTCTGCTGGAAGGTGATATAAATGAGCACCATCAAAGTAAATAAAGATGTTTCCATCTATAAGTAAATCAATTATAAGATTTCTTTTAAATGCACTTACGTCTTGAAAAGGATTAGGTTCTACATTTAGTAATAAGTCTACTTTAGATCTACGAATATTCTTTAAGATATTATTCGTACCTACAATCTTTTCACCAACTGAAAATGGAATCTCTGAAACATCATCAACAATCATATTTACAGCTCTATTTACAATCTCTAATTGTTCATAAGCGTTTCTATAATTAGTTATAATTTCACGAGAGTCAATAGTCATTCCCTCATTTCGGGATATAACATACTGCGAAGGATTTAGTTTTTCCTTGCTATCTCTTCCTAAGAATCTATCATACCATGCCATATTTGTCTCTCTGTTTCTCGACCCATCTTTTTTGTTTCTCTGCGTGTATCAACTTGGGTCGTTTACCATACACTGAATGTAGTTTCATATGGTGACTATGGCAGAGTGTTACTGTATCTTCGTAAAGTTCTTTGTAGTGTTCATCAATAAAGGCTTCTCGAATCTCTAGTATTTCTTGCTCATTGTTAATAATTAATTTTTTCTTTTTTATCCAAGTTTCTAGTAGTTCTGTAAGCCCGTGATAGTGATGAAAATCTAACTGTTCGCAATCACCACAAATATAACAATCGCTTGATTTCTTATATTTGGATTTTGCTTTGTCTCGTACGTATTTAACTAAGTCTCTTTTGAAATTCATATTTCTACTCTTAATTAGAATTATAACAAAAACATACAGCAAATGTCAAGAACTGTTTTTTGTAGGTCTTGCTAAAACGTTGTGGCTGTGGTTTCAAATGTATACAACGCGTAACGCATAGCATCGGCCATATGGGATGCCATGTTATGTTTTGGTTTCTCTTTTAATAAATTAGGGTTAGGGTCCCATTGGTATTGGTCCAATGATATAAGTGCTTCTTTACAAGTTTGATTAACAATTATCTCATCGTTATCAACTACAGTAGCTACATGTCCTATTCCATCTAATACAGATTTCTTGGCATTTATAGTACTGATATCATAATTTTGTGCAAAGTCGTACCTTGTTTGTTGAGCTGCAGAGTCAATATAAATATAATCAATATCCCATTTATGAATTAATTTTTGAATCTGAGCTGCGTGTTGTTCTGTGGTTTTTTCTGCTTCCATGTACTCATCTATAAGATAGTATTTTCTATTATCCCAATCGTATGCAATGACACAGAAAGCTGTAGGGTCTTTGTAACCTACGTCAAGTCCTGCAAATACATCCATGTTACTTACGTCAATCTGGGATAGATCTGCTATACATTCTTCATGATTAAATGCCCAGACTTGTCCTTCATAGACATTAAAGTCTGCCATATACTCTTGGGCAAATTCGTTTGCAGACATTGTTTTTTGAGCTTCTACTATGTCTGACTCTGATACACGAGGATTCTCATGGTAAGTAGCTTTTATACTACACCACTCTGGGAACTCTTCGCTATGTCCTCTATAGTAGAATTCTGCAAAGTAATTGTTTCTACCCCTTGGAGTAGATATAAAGATTGCTTTTGAGTTTTCCTTGTCTAATGTGGGCCTGAGCGCAACATTGAAAGCATCCCTCCCGTCTGTGAGAGCGGCCTCGTCGAATATGATGAGATCATAAGACCTACCCACAACCGAGTCAACTTGGTTAATGGAGCCCATACGAATCGTAGAATGATTTGAAAGTTCAATAACTTTATCTTTTGCATTGTCTCTTAATACCTCTAAATCAAAATGTTTGATTAAGTTTCTTTGCAAATCAAATGAGATTTGCGATAGTGAATAATTGGGTGACATCAATAGTACGTGCGACCCCGGGACTAAACAAACAAGTTGTCCTATAATATTAGATATGTATGTTTTTCCTTGGCGACGTGAAACCGCAGCCGTAATGAAACGATACTTCGGGTTGTTAATTGCATTAATGATTGCTGTTTGAGATGTGTTAGGTGTAATACCTAATAGCTCAAGATATTCCAGTATAGGAAGTTTTATGAAACGTGATTGTTGTTCTAAATCCATTAGATAATCACTAACTATATCTGTACGACTAATTTCTATCAATGCAATATCTCATCTGGAAAGATGTCATGATGTTCGTCGGATTCCAGTTCTCCGATTTCTAACATTTTGCCATATAAGTAACAATATGAAGCTGCTATCTGTTTTAGATCTTCTTCTGCTTTTGATAGTGTTCTTTTTTCTTCTACAGTCATTAATCTCTGTAGAAATTTTGTTGCGTGTGCTGCTCCTTCATCTAACCATAGTTTGGTTCCGTTGACATGCATTATTTTCTCCTTTTAATTCCTCGTACATATTTTTGAGACTTAGGTGGTCTTTTTGTTGAACCACCCTTGCCTGCCCAAAACACTTTGTTTGCCCAATAAGCTGCGGAGCTTTTACCCTTAGCTATGTTCTTTCCGTGTCTTGCTTTGAAACTCTTTCGAGCTTCGGGACTATAGTTATGTCCCATGCCTTGTGCACCAAAGCGAATGATTTTCACCTTTCCGCCAACTCTAACTCCTACTACAGCTTTCTTTGTTCTGTGTTTAGGTGTTCTTTTAGGTTTATTAAGTCTAGTTAGCCCAGCTCTTTTGAGCCTGCCTTTTTCTGCTTTTGTTAGTGCCATGTTTTTTCTTTTTTAGTAAAGCCTTCTTTACTACTTTATCAAGTCTTCCTGACTTCATAAATTTATTTATTTTTTTAAAGATATTATCTTCTTCTCCTTCTCGATAATAGTTTAGAAGGTGTTTTCTTTCCAAACTTAGCCCTTTTAGGGTTTACTGTTTTACCAAATCTTGGTCCAACTGCTTTAGGTGCTGCTCCATAGAAGCCTCCTACTGTGGTTGATGGAGATTTAGTATTTACAAACGCTCCCGCTGCTGCATTCATGTCACGAGTTACTCCTCTTTTCAATACATGCTTTCTTAGCTTGGAAGTTGAGTGAACACTTGGTCCGCTTAAAAATCCGCCTTGTCTTGCCATTTTTATATTCCTTTTTACTCTATCGAGTACTTTGGCTTAGTAGCCTGTTAATGAGAACCGTATTTTGTGGGGTTCTCGGTAATTTTATTAATGTTTTTACAGTATGTCCCCATACCAACTGTTCAAGTACAGCATTCTTTAGCCTCTCTGAGAGAGACAGAGTTGTTTCTATTTCTGTACTTAAATTTTGCATTGCCAGTCCTTGTAGACTTAGCTAATATATTTTAGCTTTTCGCTTTTCTTTGTGCTGCTATCATTTTATCTTTGATATCAACTTCACCATCCCAGTTCTTGTCATTCCCTGTGATGATGTTTATAAATTGAGTCCATTTAGTCTTTAGCCACTCCATTTATTTTCTCCTTCTTTTTGTATAAGTCCTCACTCTAGTAGGTTTGCCGCCGACGCCTTGAGCTTTTGCTCTTTTCCTTCGTACCGCAGACTTCTTCTGTGCTTTACTCATTGTTTTTGCTCTGGCTAAAGGTACACATTTAGGGTATCCTCGCCTTGATGTTTTTGCAGAACTACGTCCACAAGGTTGATATCTGCCCTTCTTTTTAGGTCTTCCAATATCTACCCATTTTTCTTTGAACCATTTACTTAGGCCGCCTTTGGGTTTTGCCATTACTTTCTCTTACGTCCAGTACCCATACGATACCTTCCGCCTTTGGCTTTATATGTTTTTACAAGCCAACCATTAGCATACGCTGATGGATATACTTTAAACTTTCGTTTAGCTTGTGCCTTGACCCTAGCATATAGCTTAGGGTTTGTAGGCACGGGCTTTTTCTTAACTGCTTTTCTTCTTCTACGAACAGCCATTACTTCTTCTTTTTCTTTCTTTTCAAGATAGCTGCTTGTAAAGCTTTAGGTAGTTTCTTTTGAGCTGCTGTTAAGCCTCCCATTGATTTTTTCTTCTTTCCACCTTTTTTCTTTTTCTTTGGTCTGCCAACCTTTGATCCGTATGTTCCTTTACCTTTAGGCATGTCACTCTCCTTATGTCCATTTGGGGTCTTCCAAAGGACACTCTGCCCATCTAATCTTTGTTTTGAGGGGCATAAAACATTTACATATATCGCAAACTTTCCACTTCTTTAAGTGTGGGCACTTTTTACAGATCGCCATTCGTTCCTCTGGCGTTTTCTTTTTCACCTTAACTTTTTAGGTAGGTGTTGTCTATTTCTTCTTTGTAAGTTTTTCTTTTTTGCAAGTAAAACTTTGACTCTGCTGGAGAGTTGTTGTTTGGGCTCATGTACGACTTTCCCTACTTCAGCTTGTTCTACTGCTTTATGTAAAGCATCTTCTATAGAGCTTGTACTTGTAGCAGTTATATCTTTTGTTGTGTAATCTTTTTTCATATTTTTCCTAACTATGCATTGAGAACATAGTCCATATTATACCAGCGCCAGCAACTATTAAAGTACCTGATACGCTAATAAGTATTGTTTCTATTCTTGAGACTTGGTTGTCCATATTGGTGAATCTTCCATCCGCACCTTTTTCCATGTCTGTTATCTTATTGAAGATAGTTTTCCATCTTTCGGCGCATACTGCTTCGTGTTTCGCTAATTCTGCGGCCACTTCGTTGACATCCATGTTTACTCCCTTAATCTGTTGAACATTTTTTGTTCTCCAATAATTATACCAAAATCAGACCTGAAAGTCAAGTATTATTTTCTGATGGTATATATTTTAACTGGCTCGGTCTTTCCTTTCACCGTAACTTCATCGAGGAACTCGTAGTCAAATCCGTCAACTAAACTGTGTTCCGATATGATAAGGTCTGCATCATACTCTTTACAAGACGATTCTAAACGGGCAGCCAGATTAACAGCATCACCCAAAACGGAATAGTCAAAGCGAGTACTACTGCCAAAGTTGCCCACCACACAGTTTCCCGTATTGATGCCAGCTCCTGTGTTAATTTGATCAAGGCCCTCTTNTCTAAGTGTTTCATTTAATTCTCCTAATGCTACTCTCATTTCGATAGCTGCTTCTGTGGCTTTACGCTCTTGTTCTTCTACGTCTAAGGGAGCGTTCCAGAAAGCCATAATACAATCACCCATGTATTTGTCGATTGTACCTTCGTGTTTTAATATTATTTCGGTTTGATTGTCGAGAAAACGGTTTATAAGTCTGGTAAGACCTTGAGGATCTTTTTGGTATTTTTCAGAAATCGGTGTGAATCCTCGAATATCTGAAAAAAGAAAAGTGAGTCGTTTAGTCTCCCCACCCAATCTCAGTAATGTTGGGTCCTCTTGTAATTTTTTTACGAGAGCCGGGCTTACGTACGTCCCGAATTGTTGTTTGATTTGCAATCTCAACAAAAACTGCGTAATGAAATTCCTGAAAGTTATGATGCTCCAGAATAAAAACCCGATAAAAATTGTGCCAGAAACGTCAACTAAGTAAGAAGATTTGTACATTTCCAGGGTAAAGTATATAAGGCCTCCAATAGTAAGTGCTAATACTGGAAGTGACAGCCATATACGAGATGCTGTAATCCAAAGTAATAGTAGAGCCAGAAGGGCGGCTCCCAGCTCTACTGCTACACTCCATGTCGGGATGGATGGGCTGTTTCCTTCTATAAGTGAATGAAGTACGTTTGCTTGAATTTCATGAGGGTATACTGCTCCTTGTGCTGTAGGCACGGGATTGGTTACACCTTCGGCAGTTACTCCAAAGATAACAAAGGGAGCAGGTATAGGATTCTCCATGTACTCTGCTGCAGTTTGTCTATAGAATTTAACATTTTGTTGAATCCATACTCTTGCGTTTGCGTCCGTATGTATAAGTGGATAATTTGGTATACGTACCCATTCTACACCTTCGCTTGTCTTAATTTGATAACTTGGATCACCGACACCAACTCTCAACATCTCTAACGCAAAAGAGGGATATAATCCGTCTTGGCTACTTACGACTACGGGAAGTCTTCGTACGACTCCGTCTACTTCTGGGCTTGAGTTTATTAGTCCCACGCCTTCGGCTGTTGCCTGTAGTTTTGGTAATTGTCTTAAAATTCCGGGATAGTTGAATAGCCATTCTTTTGGGTCACCTCCTAGTTGAGCTGTGCCTACATGAGGCCCTGCTTTTGATGCCTGTGTTGAAGCTGCATAAGCTAAAACACTTGGTTTATTTGATAGTGAGTAGGCAAGTGTGTTGTCGTACTCAATACCGCGTAAATCGGGGTCAGGCATGAGAATCGTAAAACCAGGAACACCCGATGTGATGTCTATCATGCTTGCGAATAGGCTTCTTGGTAGTGGATAACCTCCGTAGGCTTCTACTATCTCTTCGTCTAAATCTACAAGAAGTATGTTTTCGTTTTGTATTTCTGGAGTAGTAGACATAAGATAGTCAAATGTCTTAAGTTCCAGTATTTGAAAAGGGGA